AGGGCCTTCATTGCGACTTTGCGGTGGAATACTATAAGCAGTTTGACCCACTACCCGTCGATACGATTCATCAGATTATCAAAGACGGGGTTAATATTGAGACTGAATTCATTACCGAGGCTCTACCCGTTAGATTGATCGGGATGAATGATGGTATGATGAAGGAATATATTCAGTTCGTCGCGAATCGGTTGGCGGTCCAGTTAGGAACACCCAAGATATACAACGCGCAGAATCCCTTTAGTTTTATGGAAATGATTAGCCTCGAGGGTAAAACGAACTTCTTTGAAAACAAAGTCAGTGAATATGCCTTTATAAGGGAGCGGCCCGACGAAAGGGCCTTCATTCTGACGAGTGATTTTTAGGAATATCTATTTTGAGATCGTCTTGCTTTGGGGGCGTGGTATTTTCCACATCCACCGATACTACTAACGGCTTGCCGCAGCAATTGCTACGAATCCTTTTGTGGTTAATGACGGCTAATATAGAGCCGCCGATGGAAATCGCCAACGCGCACGCAGATATCACCGTATCTTGGTCCATTCTATAGTATAAAGATAGAATAGAATGGCTCAACTAACAGCCGGAGCAGAGAAACAAGCCGAAGGATACTCATTGAGCGACGACGATATTCGGAGACTACTTGGAGGCAATATCAAAATAACCACCTATTCCGATTTAGCCAATGTCAGCAATATTAATGAACTATTTGATAGAAAGGGCCGCGCTATCATCTTCTACCCACAGCAAAACGAGCAATCCGGCCACTGGACGGCCCTTATAAAGGACGGGCGCCAGATTGAGTTCTTTGACCCCTACGGCGAACCCCCAGACGCCCAGAAGGACGGCCTTTCCAAGTCAAAACTCGAGCAGATGCGAATGGAACACCCGGACCTCACCAACCTATTAGAGAATAGTGGGTGCCGCGTCATCTTCAATAAGATTCAACTACAGAAACTGGCCAATGATGTTCAGACGTGCGGCCGGCACTGTGTGTGTCGCCTTCTTTATTACAGACTATCCATACAACGCTATCGGGAAATGATTAAGAGAAGTGGCCTCACACCGGACGAATTTGTGGTTAAGATGACCTATGGCGATTTAGGGAAGTGAAAATTATACATATCTATAATATAGAACCAATGTCCTACTCGTTCAAAAGTGTTGTAGATGGGGGTGCCGATAGCGATTTGATATATTACAACGCGCTACTGACCTCTACTCAGACCTCCGATACGAATAGCGCAGCCCTTACGAATGTCGTAAAGTTCAATGAGACAAGGGATGCGCCGATAGTAAAGGACGCATCACAGTATCTTTTTTCGATTGTTCGGTTTGCTATGAACGGCCCGGGTAAAAATCTGCCCCTATTCATACCGCTTATTCAGACAAACAGCCTTGAGTATCCGGTTCAGAACGATCCTAATCTGACTATCTACAACGTCACCATCGCTTACCAGCGTATGTGGAACTATACCGATACAAATGGCGTGGCTTTGTTCAAGATATTCACCGTCACACCCATATCGAACCCGATTCGGTATATCTCCGAGACGCAAAATATACAAGTCGCGCCCCCTCCCCAAGTGCCAGTGACGGGTATCAAGAAGCAAGACCTCGGCAGCCGCTACTACTGGATTTATACCTACAAGCACTTTGCCGATTTAGTCAATAACGCCCTCTTGTCGGCTATGCGCGACGTTTGGACTGCTTTCAAGACACAGTGGGACGATGACCTCACAATCGCCACCGCCTTTCCCTATCCGACATTTGATGACTGGCTACTGGCCCACGACGCGCCCTTTATTAAGTATAACGAGGAGACCCGCCTTTTCTCAATCTACGGAGACACCCGTGCCTTCAACGTGGCTGGGCAGTTGTCCGCGGTCCCCAACTTCTATGGCCCCAACCCGGTAGGCACAAATATCCCCATACCGGCCTTCACGCCGCCCGTGTATAATCCGGGCGACCCAGCCGCTCCCGGCACTGAGGCCTACCTCCGCCTCTTCTTCAATGGAAACCTCTTCGGACTGCTTTCCAACTTCAATAACACCTACCTTGGGGCCATTGGCTCGGACTCTATTCAGTTTCCCCTCACCCCGGCTCCGATAAAGATAGGCGGTGTTGGCGCGAATATCCCTCCCTACAACTACACGAACGAGATACTCTTCACAAACCAGCAATATACGAATATTCTCAACAACAACCCTCTTCTCCAAGGCCTCAATGCCGTCCCCCCTCCGGCTTACAACCCCTATTTCCTCATTCCCACGGTCCGCCAGAATCTCTACTGGACCGCGACGCAAGACTATCCCTCTACCGGCTCCCTCTGGTCCCCTTGCGCGGCCCTTGTTTTCACCTCCGCGATGATGCCCCTCAGAAAAGAATATACGGCAGCCCCCATTGCCATTGGGTCTGGAAATGTGGGCGGGTCTGTTGGCAGCCCTTCGGCGTTCGAGCCTATTATTTGCGATTTTGTGGTGGATCAAGCCGTGGAGAAGGCCGAGGGGTGGCGCGACTTTACCCTCTACGAGCCTACCGCCGAATACAAAATGGTTTCTATGAGTGCCTCCCACGAAGAAATCCGCAACATAGACATCCAAGTTTTCTGGAAATACAGACTCACCGGCGAACTGATTCCCCTCACTATGTTCAACACCTCCGATGTCTCTATAAAAATGATGTTCCGCAAACTCGATTATCGTTCTTAAATATTTTCGGCCGTCTTAGTATAAACCACGATGAGCGCTGACATTGAGAAGTTGGCCGTTTTTGATGACCGTATCGTTCAGACCCGCCCCAAGTATGCTGTGGAGAAGGGCGCACTGTCTCTGACGAACTCCCCCTTCCAAGCCATCTCCCAGACCCAGTCCCAGCACACCTACAACATCTACGTTCCCTCCGAGAACGTGTATGTGAGCCGCGACATCGACTGGGCCTCTACGGTATTTCTCCGCGTGGATGTTCGCCTTAACGACACCAACGGCGGCCAGTATCCCATTGGCGAGCCTCTGCTGGAACTGGGAACGGATGGGTCTCTGGCGGCCTTCCCGCTGAACTCCCTCTGCGCCACGATTACGGCGACCATCAACGACACCACAGTAACCATCAACTCCCAAGACGTTCTGACCGAGGTTCTTCGTCTGACGGACTACAAGGACAACCGCCTCCAGCGCACTTGCCCGACAATGTTGGACAAATACCAAGAGAACTTGGCGGCTCTGAACGCCCAGAACGACCCTATCAGCGGCTATACCAATATGGCCCACAACTACGCCGAGCCTCCTAACGGCGCGTGGGCGAACATCGTCTTCACCGACCCGGCGGGGACGCCCCTTGTAGGCACGGTGGCGGGAGCCTACACCCTTGCCAACGGCCTCGTAGTAAATACCGTAGATGGCGTCCCCGTCTCTACGGAGCAGCAAGACACCACGGTAAATGGCCTCTACTCCGTGTTTCTCAAGTGGCGCACATCCGAGAAACTGGTTCTGTCCCCCTTCATCTTCTCCGAGGAGCATTCCAGCGACACGGGCCTCTTCGGCATCAACAACATCCAGTTAGTGATGAATATGCGCGACCCCAACCGTGCGCTGCGTCTGCGCAACAAGGAGGTCGGCTCTTCTCAGAAACTCTACTACGGTGGCGGCGATGTCGAGACCCAATACACCGCGCCCGTGTCTTACAACACCTTTGTTCCGGGCGGCACTTTCCGCGACTCCGTGGTGAATTGCCAGTTTCTCACGCCCTCCCTCGACATCCCGCTTCCTCCCAAGTCGGTTGTTCCCTATATGGAGTTTCCCCGCTATATCACGCAGCAGCAGAATACCGTGATGGCGGCGGCGGGTGACCCCAACGGTGGGGATGTCCAGCAGTTACAGTCCCAGACAATCACACTGCCCCAGATTCCCGACCTTCTCATCATCTACGTTAAGGCGTTGGCGGACTCGGCGACTACGGCACAGAACCGCGCCCTTGACCCTTCTCTGCCCCAGTTCGGCGCTGCCTACCTCCCTCTGGAATGCTCAGTGAATGGCGCCCGCACAACCCAGCCCCTTTCCATCAACTTCGACAACTTCTCCGGTCTGCTGTCCTCCCACACGGCCGAGCAGTTATACCATATGTCCGTGAAGAACGGTCTGGAGATGGACTGGAACACGTGGTCCGGCTTTGGTCGCGCCCCGGCTGGTGCCGTGGGCGGCCGCGTGCCTACGGTGGGCGGCTTCCTCGTGCTGAAGCCGTCAATGGACCTCACACTCCAGTCGGGCCAAGCGCCGTCGCTGGTGGGTAACTTCACCCTCCAGTTCAACCTCCGCGCCCGCAACACCTTCCCTTTCCCCGTTCAGCCCCAGATCTACGTGATTACGGCGAACAGCGGCTTCTTCGAGTCCATCCGCGGCTCTTCCCGCATCATCAAGGGTGTTCTGTCCGAGCAAGACATCATCGCAGCGCCTCTGTCCCCCGCTGGCACTCGCGAGGGTCTGGCCCGTATGATTGGCGGCAAGGTGCTTGCTCTGGCGAACCGTATGGGGATGGTGAAGTCGGGCAGCCACGCCTCGAAGAAAGAAGGAATGGAGGGCGGTCGCAGCCACGCGGCTCCGGCGGCGGCTCCCGGTCGCCGTGGCGGACTGGCGGGTCGTTTGATGTAAATATACACAACCTACATTTCGTGTTTCACACAAATAATAGGTTTTGTTCCGGTCAAAAAATGTATATCTATAGTATAAAACAAGATGTCGTTGGAAAGTCTTCAGAACCCCGTTTCCCGTCTTGCCGTTCTGCCTCTCGGTCTGAATGCGAACAAGGACCCGCTGACGAACTCCCC